AAATAAATAGTTGGTCAATTAAGCAGTCCTCTCCCTCCAATGTTGCTCCGTCATCGGTCATACGCTGAATATACGTATCAAAAATATCATAGTAGGTGTCCTCACCCAAGTCTTGCAAGGCAGCGGTCAAGCAATCATAGCCCTCAAACGTGCCTCCATCGTTCAGCACACGAGTCTCAAACTGCTCTACAATCTCATTAGCAGGAGCGAAGCAAGGAGGGGCTGACTCATTCTGGATAGACAAAGTAGTCTCATCCACTTGGCCAAACCAAGTAGAGCAGTAAATGATGCCCCAAGAGATACTATTTGCCATTGTCTTTTAAATAACTCTTTAACTTGATGACATTGCTCTTCTTTGGTTCGTAGGTCTTTTTAGAGAACCCACGAGGCGAAGTTCGCATCGGTGTCGGGGTAGACATCTGCATTGTTGTTGGAATTATATTGCGGGAATGTTGCTTGATTGTAGCTCATATAGGTGATGAACCTATCGGTGTAGTACTGCGCTAAATCACGAGCCTTGCCGACCAAATAGTCAACCTCTATCTTTTCAGCGGTAGTAGAGTTCTCCGAGTTGTGCTTAAACACCCCACCGTTGCCGATAGTGTACGCAGCAAAAGGCAAGTACTCCACCATAGCCCAATGGATAAGCATCGGCTGAAGGTAGTCGTTTACAAGAGCGAGGTAGGGATTGGCAAGAGTATTGGCGATGATGTCATCGCTTATCTTGTTGTAGAGCTTCGTTCCTGTATAGTTTTGGATGTGTATCTCCTGTGCTATCTTGATGAACTGGATGAACTTGTCCGTGTCCACGTTACCGCCTATTGCGGTGTTGCGAACCAAGTCCTCTCTTTTGATGAATAATGCCGTTGCCATATCTTATCGTGGGTTTACAAATCCTTGATTGGGCATATCAACAGGTCGCTTCGCTACGTTTGTAGGATTGGTCTCAAGTACCACGCCCTCCTTCTTTGCCTTGTTTACACTCACCTCTGCGTTGGGGTTGCCTACATCGGGAGTTACGCCTTCGCCTTTTGCCAAGTACGTCTTGCGCATCCAAAAGTGATGACACCTTGCACCGCCCTTGTACAACCAGATAGAATAGGTTGCTGCTCCCTCTACACCGAAACCTGCGTTTACCGCTTGGCTGCTCATGCGAAGCACATCCTCCTTGCGGTAGACCTTGCCCGATGCTACCATCTTCTTGCAGAACTCACGGCTATTGGTCTTTGTAGATTCGGGAGCATAAGCATAACGAACCTTGTACCTCTTGCCTTCTTCAGTAACTCCGTCTTGGTCGCTCTTGGCGTTAGGGAATGCGCTGCCTGTTGATGCGAATGCGTACTTGCTTAATGCTTGCTCCGCATCGTAGTCAACAGGTCTTTCATCTACAAGCTCCCACTCATCCATATTCACGACCTCGCCTACTTCTTCTAAAGCAGCAAACGCCTCCTCAAACATCTCATCGCTCGGCTCTTGGCTTGACAATTTAACGCCAGTCTCCTCCTCACGAGTCTCTAAATCCATAGGCGTAACTACGTCTTCGGTAAACTCTAAAGGCTGAAGGGTCTTGAAGTACAAGTTTAGGCTGATGTCATTGTAAGCAAGAATCATATCTATGCCGTCAATGATAATCTCCTGCTTGGGTCGGATTACAAGGTTATCCAAAAGCGTAGAAGCGGTCTTCAGCTCCTCTGCGTTGTTGCCAAGTCCTGAATTGTCCTTGATACCTAAAAGCATAGGGCTTACGATACGATGCGACACCATTATCTTTTGCGTGGCTTCAGCACTCAAGAATTGGTACTGCTCCGCAGCATCCGATAGTTGCACAGGGTCAACCGTTGCAGCAAGGTCTTTGTTATCGTTGAACGCAAGAATAAACTTGCCAGAGTTTGAGCTACCGCTAAACTTCGTGGCAATCTGCTGCTCTATGCTTCTGCGCTCCTCCTCGCTTGGTACTCCGTTGTTGAAGTTAATCAGCATGGAAGGCGAAAGGCCGTTCTGGATGTTGTTGATGTGGTAGTTGGCAATCTCCTCCTCAAGTTCTGCGTATGGTAAGCCGCCTTGATAGTCAACGGGGGAGTAGTAGTAGAATCCTGCTCGGTATGGCTTGATGTATAGAATCTCTAATCCTTCCTTACTCGTGCCAAATGCAGGGATGCGTACCGCAGTCTCTTTTCTGCCTTTTACGTCTGTCCAATCCTTTGCGTAGTAGTACGCCTCAATCTCTCCGTCTTCGTTGCACCTTGCAGCTCTCAACGTCTCTACTGGGATGTGCTGCACCTCTACAATCATATTGTGGTCTTGGGAGTACACCACTTGAAAAGAGCATTGCCCCATCATCACATAGTCAGCAACAACCTTCTGCAAGCAGGCTTTCGTAAACAAGCCACGCATCGCTGCGTACTCGCTCGGCTTCTTGGCAGAGTCCGTTGCATCCAGTCCTTTACCGAAGGTCATATCCATCAAAGAGTTGAGGATAGCGTTATTGGTAGGTGAGCCGTTGTAGCGGTCAATTAGGTAGCCGAAGTAGTCGTTGTTATCTCCGTATTCAACGTAGTCCTTACCTTGCACCTCTTTTACAACAGGTGTGGTGTAGGAGCTGAAGTTCACAACGTGGACTTTAGATGATGATGTACTCATTATTGTAGCTTTGTTCTTCGGTGTAGACGTTTTGGTTCACCGTAAATTTGTCGAAATCTGTTTGCGAAGTTACGAATACCCTATCTCGGTAGATAAGGTCACCATCGTATATTAGTTTGAGGCCGTAGAATCGGTTGTTGACTAATGTATAGACTGCCGTCAGTTCCATAAAGCCATTACCCTCTGTTATTGTAGGATTGATTTCTTGCTCTGTGTTGGTGCTTTCATCAATCAAATATAGCGTAACACCATCAAGGCCGTTAACTGCGCTCTGAACGCATCCTGTGGCCTCTAAAGTGCCACCATCAAACAACACACGCTCGAAGTATAAGTCCAAGTCCTCTGATGAGTAAACGAACTCACGAGGGATGACCGTAATGGTTTGAGGTGAAGCTGATACTTGAAGGATATGCATCTTAAATAAATAACCTTTTAATTGCGATTTGTTTGAAAATAGAAAAGGGGCTTACGCCCCCTTCTTAATCTATCTGCACTATTTAGCAAAATGCGAATATAATACTAAAAAGTATTTAATTCACTTTTAATGTTCTTGAGTTTCTGTATGAGCTTATCTATAACTTGCGGCTTTGAAGCTAATAAATTCATTAGGGCTTGATTCCCACTACTAACGTCAACTCCAAGCTCTTTTGCTGCTGATACATATTTTTCGGCCGTTTTATTTGCTTCAATATATTTAGACTTTGCATCATTCAAAGCTCTTTCAACATTAGGAATTTGCTTAACTAAAACCTGCACCGCAGAAACAGAGTCCCATTCCGAATCAGTGGCCGCTTTGTGAGCCGACTCAAAATCATCCTTAATTGAAAACTCAACTTTTATTGCACGTACCTCCTCGCCAATCTTGGCGATTTTAGAAAAAATTTGTTTCATCGTAGTGACTGATAAGCGTTGATTGTATTTTTTGCTTTCGTTATAGCAGTAAGCAAATCTTGCTCGGCTGCCTTAACGTCTTTAATCTCCTTGATTGAATTTACATCAAGGCCTAATTCTTTTGCTGATACTTCGGTTCGGTCAATAGCATTAGTAATTACTTTGGTTAAGGAATTTGCAACCGCATATTCGGTATCTAAAACTTTAGCCAACCGTGAAGCCTCATCAAAGATGTTTAGCAATTTTACCTCTGCATCACGCAAAGATTTTACTTTTTCTTTTGATTCTTGAACTCGTGTGATAAGTTCGCTAACCAAAGAGAACTCTACCTTCATCGGCTCTTGAGCCGAGAACTTGGCGAATATATTGTTGAGTGTACTCATCGTGTAAATATAAGGGGGCTTTCGCCCCCCTAATTCATTTACGAGTTAGAACCTACGACAATCGTTTCAACTGCACCTGCAAGTCCTGCGAATGGATTGGCAACGGTAGCACCTGCAATGAAGTTAGCAGGAAGTTGCTCCTGTCCCTCCATTGTCAAAGTGTAACCAGATAGGTCACCCATTGCTGCACCAGTTACAATCGTTCCACCCGTTACTTCGGCTCCGTAGTTCAGACCCATCATAAAGGCATTGCCGTTGTAGTCTTGAACGACCACATAAGGCCGACCATAGGCAAGCAGCTTCAATTCTTTGTTGTCCTCCTTTGTCAGTTTGGTCAACGTAAGATTCAAGGTCTGCGTGAAGAAGGTTGTGCCATTCTCACGGCTTGAGTTGAAGGTTTGCTCAAAAGAGCTATTGCCTTTTACAAGATATTGGTAAGCAGAGAATGTACCGCTGATGTTGGTAATCTCATCGTTGGTGAGGGTAACGGTACCCAAGTCACCGAAGTCTACAAAGTACACGGCATAAATGCCACCTACTACGTCTTTACAGGGTACCGCCCTGCCTTTTGTTAAATCACAAGCCATTG